CCTTTTGGCAAGTCATCAACAAACTGCCCGAACCAGTCAACATTAAACGAGTTGGTTTTACCACGTTTGGACTTGCGATGCCTGAAATACTCAAAGACTATGACAATCCTATACAGTCTTATCGTGACTATTATCATCTTGATAAGGCAACCTTCGCAGCCTGGTCACATCGAGAGCGTCCCAGTTGGTGGGATGAGTCTCTTGCTGACTACGAAAAGAGGATCACCGCAAAATGATAAATAAAGGAAACGCGATCTGCGAAACCTGCCAAGGGAAGGTATCGACAACGTATCAAAGAAGGAACGTTCCTTTGTCGGACGGCTCAGACACAGTACCAAATGTGCTAGTTGGAGTCTGTGACACTTGCGACGAAGTTGTTACTCTACCACATAAGTCAGTGCCTAGAGTAAGTCAGTTTGTACACTACGAAAAGAGGATTACCGCAAAATGATAAATAAAGCAGAACTAAGGGCCATACGAGGCCAAATGATGAGCACTATGTACGAAGTGGAGTGGCTAACTAAAACAGTAAGCGTATCTGTAGGAGCAACTGAGCCTTTCGGCAAGGTTAGTGACATAGAAACTGTTGGTCGTAGGTTTGAACGATCCTACGGCGTTACTCTAGAACAGTTTGATGCTTGGATTGAGGAGGCTCCGAATGGATGATGTTTGTCCTGTTTGTGGAGAAATTATGACAGGAGGGGATAGCTTTGGCATTCCTTCCCACTGTTCAAATGCCTCAGAAGAGAAGTGGTGGTATTCTCCTCAAGATAGTGGGCCTTGGTATTGCGAGCCAGAAGATGAATAATCTTGAGATAGCGGTTACTACAATTGTAGTTCTAGTGTTTATAGGGATACTGACTTGGGTTTATTCAGAGGACGACTAAGAAGGGGGGTTTTGGTAAATGGAACATCAACAAAGAGTAAGGCAGCGGCAACAAAATCAGCGACGTCAATGGCAAACTAACGAGGTCATGAGTGAGGAACCTAAAAAGGTAGACCTAACAAAACCCATCTGGCTGCCAAACGATCCAGACCCTCAAGGTCTAAGGAAGTGTAAAGATGACTGATTATCAGCTGGCTTGGATAGCGGTAATTGGATGGATAGCAGTCACATTAGCAGTACAATACTACGGGAGTACAAAACGATGAAAGTAACTGAGATAACAGTACGAAATGCAGACAACGGATTCATTCTTGAGTGGTACGACGAAGAAAGCAGGATTACAATTCACAACACGATGAATGAGGTGCTGTCTGCAATCAGCGCGTTGCTATGGAAGGAGTAAAGTATGACGGCAAAAAGCCGGATATGTACCTCTTACCACCCCTAGCCACGCTAGAAGTAGGTAAGGTACTAACTTACGGAGCTAATAAGTACTCTCCTGATAATTGGAAAAATCTAGACTCTCTGCAAGAGCGGTATACAAGTGCAGCTATGCGCCACCTTCTTGCACATATGAGCGGTGAAGAGAACGACGAAGAAACAGATATGTCTCATCTAGCACATGCTATTTGTTGCTTACTATTTAAACTGGAGGATCAATTAAGTGGCGAAAGTAAAGAAGAAGGACTACGAGAACCTGTCATCATCGAATATACAGAAAGTGATAACCCTCTTGAATCCAGTTACGGATGGCATGAAACCTATTACCAAGAAGGAAGCGTGTGAGGTATTAAATATATCTTATAATACAGCACGGCTTCAGAGAATTATTGATGATTACGAAGATAAAATTAGCTATATCGAAACACGTAAGAGACAAAATCGAGGCAAAGCAGCTTCAAATGTTGAGATTGGCGAAGCAGTTACAGGGTATCTCCGAGGAGAAAGCATTGCAGAAGTCGCAAAAGGAATGTACCGATCCCCAGGATTTGTTAAAGGAATACTCGATCGAGTCGGGGTTCCTCAATTCTCACGGGGAGACGACGATGAAATTAACTGCGACTATATCCCAGAAGAATGTGTCGCAGAAAACTTCTCCAAAGGAGAAATAGTCTGGTCTGCAAAGCACCATAAAACAGCTATCATTGAGGAGGAATTCTCAGTAGACTACCAAGCAGAGAAACCCGGGCTTAGTGATGTAAACTATGAGAATAAGTACTCCAGCAAATGTTACTCTATATGGATAGTAGAGGAAATAGATAACAGCAAAGAGATGTGGACTAGCGTAGAGATGGGCGGTTACAAGGCTTTTTCCCTCGCATATGATTTGGGCAAGCTTACTCATCTGGAGAAGTACGGGGTAAACTTATCACGTATCTAAAAATAATTCTTGACTTCTTTTGGTCAATCCGTTATAATATGTATTCAAAAGTGATGAAAGGCATAAAAAATGTCTGACAGATTTTATCAGCAACAACTCAAAGCAACTGGAGACTGTCCAGGTGCAAAACTAACTCAAAAAAGAAGGAAGCGTAAAATGGCGTGGGACGACGACAAGAAAGCACAGGCTGTATCTATGTACGAAGCAGCTCAACCTACCCCCGAAAATTCAATGGAGATTGTAAAAGAAATCGCCACCGAGCTTGACGAGTCACCTAACGGTGTTCGTATGATTCTTACCAAAGCAGAAGTCTACGTAAAGAAGGCTCCTGCTGCTGGTAAAGCACAAGCCTCTGGTGGAGCAGGTGGTACCCGAGTATCAAAGCAAGCCGCACAGGATGCCTTGGTAGCCGCTATCACCGATGCTGGTCAAGAAGTAGACGAGGAGATCGTAAGCAAATTGACTGGTAAAGCAGCCCAGTATTTTACTGGAGTGCTGAGCGCAATCAATGCCGCGTAATTAAGCGCATTGGACTAGAGAGTGAGTTACCTCATTTTGCATCTTTCTAGTATTATCAAAGTGGGCGGTACGGCATCCGTAGGGCGTGTCGGTCGATAAAAGAAGGGGCTAATACCCCAGCCCTACCTTAACCTCCACAGCTACTAGCCTGGGGGCTTTTTCATATATACTTTTTGATTATGTACGGTAAAAGATTTTGCTAACCTTATATCAAAAGGAGTACCAATGAAAAAGGAAGACCTAGCAAATCTAATACGTGAGTACGGCGATGCCATTATTACGTATAGAAGTGAGAAATCAAATAAGCTAAAATACAACGTATGTACTCTAGACTTTAGTACTAACTACATACAGAATAAGAAAAACAGAGCTAAAGAATCTGATGCAACCCTTCTAACTTTTTGCTGGGACACGGACTCTTATCGTCTATTAAAACCTGCTAATGTTACTAGTGTAGTTCCTCTGGCTTCCATTCTTAAAAATGGAGATAGATGATGGACTTGCAGGAATCTACTGACGTATATGAGAGGCTATTACACTACGATGAAGTAAAAGAAATGCAGTTTAGACTTACTATAAACGTGTTTCGTGGAGTAGAGTACCTTAGCATTAGGAAATACTATCTAACCTTTGATGAAGAGTGGATGCCCACAAAAGAGGGCGTATCAATGCCCCTGGACTTCAATAATAGTCGAGAGTTGTTTTCTGGCCTGGTGGAGATTCTGTCCTTGGCAGAAAGCAAAGATATTCTAGAAAAGCAGTTCAAAGAGCAGCTAGATAATATATACCTTACCTAGAAATAATTCTTGACTTTCTGAGCGTTTTTCAGTATAATTACTATTCTTAATTGGAGAGTATTGTATGCAAGATTTTCTTGAGTATGTTCAAGTTTGTTATTATTCTGGTTGTCCGGTTATGTCGGATGAAGAATATGATCGACTAGAGATGCTGTATGGAAATAGTAAGGTGGGCTACTCAATTACTGACGGCTTACCCCACTTGATACCCATGTACTCACTACAAAAGTGTTTCGATATTAACGAAGCGCCTCTTGATGTAGAGCAGTGTCATGTTACCTCCAAATTAGACGGGGCGGCTGTATCTTTGCTGTACTCTAACCAAACTTTACAACTGGGCCTCACTCGTGGGGACGGTAAGCTTGGTAGAGATATTACAGATAAGTTAGCCACACTGGTGCCTTCCACTATAGATACTAAAGAGACTGTGCAGATTACTGGAGAAGTAGTTTGCCCAAAGCATATTGCGAATGCTCGTAATGTCGCAGCGGGGTCACTCAATCTAAAAGACATGCAAGAGTTCAACGAACGACCGCTCTCTTTTATTGCGTACGATATGCAGACTTCTAGTAAGCCTGCAAAATCTACGTACTCCGAAGTAATGGCTTATTTGTCCTCACAAGGGTTCAAAACCATCTTCGACGGAGATTGGCCAGAGTATCCACACGACGGTTTAGTATATAGACTGGATAACAACGAGGAGTATGCCCGTCTTGGGTATACTTCTCACCATCCTCGTGGAGCATTTGCTCTAAAAGAACAGAAGCAAGGTGTAATTACGAAACTGATAGACGTCATCTGGCAAGTTGGTAAATCAGGAGTAGTAAGTCCGGTAGCTCTACTTGAGCCTGTTGATATTGATGGTGCGGTAGTGCAAAAAGCCACGCTGCATAACATTGAGTATATCGAAGGGTTAAACTTAGAACTCGGCTGCCAGGTCGAAGTCATTCGTAGCGGGGACATAATACCCCGTGTTGTATGTAGAATCGACTAGTGACCTTTAAAAAAATACATCTTGACTTTTTGTTCGGATTTCAGTATAATATATTTTCAAGTTTGAGGAATTACGTATGACGAGCATCCAAGCACCTACTAACTGCCCTAGTTGCAGTTCTGTTCTTGAATGGTCTAATCACTTACTTTATTGCTATAACTCTAGCTGTCCAGCTCAGAGTAGCAAGAAATTAGAGCACTTTGCTAAGACCATGAAAATCAAAGGTCTTGGCCCTGCTGCTATCTCAAAATTAGACATTGTAGATATAGACCAACTATATTCCCTGTCTGAAGACGAGATAGCAGTAGCTCTATCCTCAAAGAGACTTGCAGAAAGACTCTACGCGGAGATACAAAAATCAAAAGATGCACCTCTTAATCTAGTTCTACCTGCTTTCAGTATACCTCTAATCGGTCGATCTGCCACTGAGAAGCTGTCTACAGTAGTTAATAATCTATTTGAGATAAACACAGACAGTTGCGAGCGAGCAGGACTTGGGCCGAAGGCTACAGAAAACTTGTTAGATTGGATAAAGAGAGAGTATTATGGTTTTTATGACGGGGCGTTGCCCTTCAGTTATGCGTTCGAGAAGTCTAGTAAGCCTTCTACTGCCCGGGGTACAGTCTGTATTTCTGGTAAGCTAAGTTCTTTTAAGAATAAGGCAGAGGCTGCTACACTATTGAGCGGACTGGGATATACCGTTAAGTCTTCCTTAACTAAGGATGTAACTATCCTTGTTAATGAGAGTGGTATAGAGTCTGCAAAAACTAAGCAAGCCAGAGATAACGGCTTGCAAATAATAACTAACCTTAAAACTTTTATCGGAGAACATTAATATGGCACTACCTAAGTGGACTGACGAGCGTACAGAGGATCTTCGATCTTTTGTAGGCAATGAATCACCTATCACACAAGAAACTGTAGCAGAAGCTGCTGAGCGCTTGGAGACAACTCCTCGTTCTATCTCTAGCAAGCTGCGTAAAATGGATTATGTTGTAGAACTTGCATCTGAGCGAAACAAGGCTAAAGCCTTTACGCCTGAGCAAGAAGCTACTCTGCAAACTTTTGTAGAGAACAATAGCGGCGACTACACCTATGCACAGATTGCAGAGCACTTCGAAGGCGGAGCTTTCTCTGCCAAGTCTATTCAGGGCAAGATCCTGTCTATGCAACTGACTGCTCACGTACAGCCAGCCCCTAAAGCTGAGACTACTAAGACTTACTCTGACGATGAAGAGACTCAGATTGCTTCTCTCGTAGTTAGCGGCGCGTCTATGGAAGACATTGCAGAGCAGTTGGGCCGAAGCGTTCCTAGCATTCGTGGTAAGACTCTTAGCATGACTCGTGCTGGTGTTATCGACGCTATGCCTAAGCAAGCTAATGTCAAGGGCACCTCAAAGGCAGATCCCTTTGCTGAGCTTGGTGACATTTCTACTATGACTGTCGAGCAGATCGCAGCGGCTTGTGACCCTGTAAAAACTGCTCGTGGAGTTAAAACTATGTTGACCCGTCGACAGTTGGTTGCCGCCGACTACGATGGTCTCAAGAAGGCAAAAGCTGCTGAGTAATATTCAGTAGGGTTTGTTTGTAAGCAACCGTAGCGGGGTCGTTGCGGTTGTTTTTTTCATGTTCGTCGGGGAGAGCTAATTGAACGTTGCAAGTGCGCTAATCAAGCAAGTACTTATGCTTCAGGACTTTGAGACCTGGAGTTACTTGCGTAAGCACTACTTGCCCTCTGAATATCATTCTTTATTTAAAGCTATTGATAAACATTGCGAGACTTTCCATAAGCTCCCCGACCTCGAAGAACTCAAGCTATCTACCCGAGACTCAACTACGCTAGAGAAAATCTATGCGATAGAAAGCCTCGATGTAGATGCTGAGCCTTATCTTCTTCTTCAATATCTAAAGGACGAGTTTACTCAGCGACGAGTATTACAACATCTTGAGGAGTACGTAGATGAATCTATATCTTTTGAGAGTGCTGAGGAATCAGTACAACACTTAGAAGAAATTATAGTAAAGGTAAAAGAAGAGGTTGAACTTGAAGAGCCTCGTGAGAGTATGCAACGCATTACTCTTTTCGAGGATGAAGAAGACCTCGGGCGCTATCTAGCCTTGGGCCTTAATGCTGACTATGATTCTCAGATAACTTTCTCCCCGATTGATCTGATTCTCGTAGGTGGTAAGAGAGGCTCCGGTAAGTCACTAACCTGTGCGAATATCGCCAATAGTGTCTATGATAGTGGCAAGTCAGCAATCTATTTCACTATTGAGATGGACTCCCGAGCAATTCTTCAACGTCTATGTTCTATTAGTACAGGAATACCGCAAGCGCGATTGCGTAAACGCAACTTAAACATTGCGGAGTGGGAGCGTGTAGCTGGATGGTGGGCAGGTCGCTTTAATCGTGGCCAAGAACTCCTTCAAGAATACAGAGAACATCGAGATTTTGATTCGTTTCACAAGCAACTTACTACTACTTGCGAGCTAGTCCCCGAAACTCAGCTTGACGTAGTTTATGATCCTTCTCTTACTATTGGTAAGATACGGGCAGAGTTGGAAACTAAGATCAAAACCAAGATGGACATAGGTGTTATAATCGTTGATTATATAAACCAAGTCAAGCGTTCGAATGGCCCTTCACGCGCGGGCCAGTATGACTGGACAGAACAGATAGAGGTAAGTAAGGCGTTAAAATCAATGGCACAAGAATACAAAGTACCTGTATTCAGTCCTTATCAGACTGATGCAAGTGGTGAGGCTCGCTTCGCTAAAGGTATTCTTGATGCTGCTGATGCTGCCTTTGCACTAGAGCCTTGGGATCACGAAGATAATTGTGTTACCTTTAAGTGCGTAAAGATACGAAATGATAGCCCTATTGACTTTACGTCTACCATGAATTGGGAGACCTTAAAGATGGGCCCAGAGTCTGCAATGACTCCGGATCAAAGAGAGGATTCTGCACATAAGACTGGCGAAAGTCT